CAACTTGTCTAAATAAGACATTGTATTGTTCTCCTTTTATGAGTTTATTTGTTTATTGAGGTGGTGGCAATGGATCTCACGACGCTTACAGGGTGTGAGTTTTGCTCCGACTTCGCCCTATTATTTCTAATAGGAAATTTATAGTGTGTTTCTCTTAGCCTGTGCAAGGCGTAGAGAATATTTTCTTCCTGTTGGAAGTAATTGTGTAGAAGGAATTTCTCCAAGAACTACAGAACCTTCTCCAGGAATATCTGAAATTACCTGAGTAATTGAATTTTCTTCTGGTGCTTCAAGAGGATCAATAACTCTTAGTTCAGACATTTTGTGTCCAACAAGAGTATCTGTAGGTTTCCATCCGCCTTCAACTCTTTCGTATACACGAATTAGAACTGCAGGATCTCCTTCTTCAGCATTAATCGTAAAATCAGAACCTGGAACATTAATAGAGCCAGTTCTCTTAATTTGTACAATACGACCTTGTGCTGTTCCTCCAGCAGAGTCCCAAGATACAAAATCTCCAACTTGTTCACGACTTTCTTCTTCAATCTCATCATCTTCTACATCAGCATATGGTTCCATGCTTTCTTCTTCCATTTCACCATTTCCAAGAAGCATAGACATAACTTCTACTGCTCTCATAATGTATTCATGGCCTTCTGATAAATCTCCAAATACCTGTTGTAATACTAATAGGGATTCTCCACTTATTTCTCTGCCCTCTTTTATTTCAGCAATTGCTCTCTTTAGGGCTTCCCTCGCTTCTACAGAGGTTGCTGGATATGCTGGATAGGTCACAATAGACACATCTCCATCTGCCAAAGATACTTCTGTGAGCATTCTTTCTGTGCGGTCATCGTTCCATTTCTGGCGAATTACTCTAAATGCAAATGACATTTGATCCACATCACCACGAGCAACGAGTGTATGTAAATCTCTTGCTTCTTGGGTGTCTGCTAATTCTGCCTCAAAATATAAACCTTTATTGTCTTCATATAATCTCATTGTACCATTTTTGGTTCTTGCTAAAGGTAATCCTTCATGATTAATTAGCAAACGAACATCTGGTGTCTCTGTTAGAGTCTTTCTAAATGCACCTGGTGCAATCTTCTCTATAAATGGTAGTGGCAAGGATGGCTCATTGAATACCGCAGCATAACCAGCCATACGCAGTGTGCCGTCTTCTGCCCTTGTCTCTATGTCCCTTACTGTAAAGGTACGGCGTTCTGTCTTTTTCATTTTGCTCCTTGCTTTACTTTCTTCATTGTTTAATGAATCAATTTGGCGTTGTGCCCAGTTTTGAGCAGCATCATCAAAGTTTGAGTTTCCGCCCCAAAGTAACCATGCAACTAAACCTGGACCTGGATATTGAGAATCTCCTGGGTCGCTATTCTTAGGTGCTTGGCCATCTGCTTTGTGTCTGGCGAACCATGGTGCCATTTTGCGTACCTTATTTTCAGATATACGCCCTGCTGCCATTTCTCTCGCTTCACGCTTTGTAGCATCTGTCAGACCATCTCCGCCATAACCTTCAGCCAAGTAGTCCAATCCTCTTTTTGCATTATCTCTTATAAATTGTGGAACTGTTCCCACTTCTCTTACTTCTCCAAGTGGATCAATTTCTTCTGATATTGATATTGCTACCATTTGATCAATTGCATCTTGTTTATTGTCATGGCATTTAATAGTAGTATAGGAGCCATCAGACTCTTCTTTAACTACCGCCCAATTTGCACAATCGCTTTGCTCAGAAGATATTCCGTAAGGCATTATTTTACCTCATCTCCATATACTGCTTCTGGATTTGTAGGATCAATTAATGCTACCTGCTGCAACTGTGCAGAAGGCAATCCTGTGTGACCAAGTTCCATATTCATCATCTTTGCTACATCTTCTGGGTTATAACCAACCTGAACAAGAGCAGCGACAATTTCAGCCTTGAGTTTATCTCCAACAAGTGGTGCTTGAGATGCATCAATATTCTGCAATGGCAGTCTGTATTGATCTCCAGCCTCTCCAAGTGGTGATAGGTCTTCAAATGAACGAACATCATTTAGAGATAGGAAGCCTTCTCTTAGACCCTTTGTGTATGCATCAAAGCGTTCTAATGTGGTACCACGCAATAATGCATCAAGATTAAACTTAATAAATCCATCTTCTTCAGGAAGCAGAGGGCTTAGAGCCTGCTCAATCCTTTCTAAAAGTGGACGAAGTGAATGTTGTACAAATGATAGGTTCTGTGCTTCAACAGAGGCATAGGACATAGCACCTGATGCTGGATGACCTAATAGGCTTAATGGGACTCTGAAAATTCTCGCAATGTCTTCCACATTGAATTTTCTGGCTTCTATTAATTGGGCGTCTTCAGCGTTTAGTGTTAAAGGCTTAAATGCTGCTCCACCAGATAGAATACCAACTGATCCTGACATATATGGACCACCATGATTCTGCTTCCATCCTGTAGCAATATCATTTGCTTGATCCTGTGTTAATTCGCCTGGTACTTCAATAACTCCACCAGGATTTGAAGCATTTCCAAAATATGAAGATGCATATGTATCAGAAGCCATAGCAATACCTACAGACATACGGCAGGCACCAATAGGGCTAAGACCATAATGAGATCCTGGGAATTTCATCATAGGAATATGAACAATGTCATCTTTTGTCAAAACACGAGTAAAGTTATTGAGTTCATCTCTTACTTTATATACTAATGGTTCTCCTGGGAATGGTCTTTCTATCTTTACATCATTAGGGTTTAGTACATATAATTCTACTACCTCGCCCATGTCGTCTCTTACAGTTAGGATATAGGCATTTCCATGTAGATGTAGTGATGTGATTATTTGTTCAATAAATTCAAGTCTTGTTGCTTCTGGATTTGGCTTATTTACCCATTCAGGAGTTGTTCCATAAACAGCAGCATAAGAAATACGATTACGACCTCTGCGTACATAAGCACCCATCGGTAAAGAGGAAACGGTATCTCCAAGAAGTCTTACGCATGAATAAACAGTAGATACACGAATAGCAGATTCTTGGTCTACATAAACGCCTGCATTGGCAACGCCATAAAGTGGGCGTGGTGGAATGAGTGGCTCAATGTATTGATTATTACCAACTCTTTGTTCACCAGATGCTTTTAATCTTTTAGATAGACTCATTTAACCTTTTCTCCTTACCATGTGGATATTCCTACTCTCTTCCATGTGTTTGTGGCAACGCAAACATAGATGTAGTCGTTGTCCCATGCTATTTGTCCAGCAGTACCTGTGTCAGATGCGTTTGCAGGTGTATATGTACTAATCTCAAATCTTCCATTTATTCTAACTAATGGAGATGCAAAATTACCAAATATTAGTGGTGTTGATGTAGATGAGTTAGATATATAAAGTCTATCTGAGTTAGTTTCATTTAGACCCGCTTGATATCCAAGAAATACATTGCCTGATGTAGTATTTCCATTTTGCCCTGCTTGATATCCAATAAATGTATTATTTGAACCAGTATAGTTAAATCTACCAGCAAATCTACCAACTGCTACATTGTTATTTGTAACATTTACAGTTGCTACAGTAGCAGTAAATCCACTACCAGTTAATAGTCCAGCAGGAGCAGATGGTACATATATCTCAAGGATACTACCTACTCTAACTGCAAGACCTGAAACAATTGTTAGTGATGTTACTACACCGCCAACAACATCTATGTTTGCAGTAATACCGCCAATAGCATAAACATTGTGATTATTTGGTACTAAAACAACATTTGTATAAGTACCGTCTGTGTATCCAGATCCAGGAGTAAATCCACTTAATGTGGCAACTGAATCTGTGTTATATTGCAAGGCACCTTGTCCAAGGCTAACATGTCCTTGACCAGTTATTACTCCCTGTAGCGTAACACCTCCCATGGCAACATTTCCAGTAGCAGAAGTTGCATTTATAAAAGCATAGTTACCATTAGCGGTATTACCATTACCTGTAGTAAGTTCTCTACCTGCAAAATATCCCATCAGATTATTAGCATTTCCAGTAGTTAAATATGAACCTGTTTCTGTTCCAATTGCAACATTTAATTGACCTGTTGTGGCATTCTGCAAAGCACTAAACCCAATGGCTAAATTACTTACTGCGTTTGTAGCATTTCTAAGAGCATTACCACCTATAGCAATGTTATTGCTTCCAGTACTATTATTTTCTAATGTGTTATTACCAATAGCAAGATTAGATCCGCCTGTTGTATTATTATATAACGCAGCAATACCCATAGCAGTATTTGCACTACCAGTTGAGTTGAATTGCAAAGCACCATTACCAATAGCAGTATTGTATTGACCTGTAGAAGTAGTAGATAAAGCATTATCGCCTACACCAGTATTAAAACTTCCTGTTGCTTGTCTTAAAACATCACTACCTACTGCAACATTAGAAAATCCAGTAACATTGGCCTCTAATGCTCTATGTCCAAGTGCAGTATTTCTAAATCCTGTTGTATTTGATACCAATGCTCTAAATCCAAGAGCAACCACTTGGGTACCACTTGTATTATTTGCCAAAGCATCATTACCAATAG